TTGCTCTACTAGGTATAGGTATACCACTTTCTATTTTAATTTCTTCCGTCATTTTATCTCCTAATGTTTAATAATTTTCTTTACTACACCTTCTGATTCTAGATAAGGTAACCAAAAAGCTAGTATATGAGTAGGGGTAACTTCTTCTACAGAGGTATCTATATCTTGACCAGCATTGATCATAAGTATAGCTAACTCAGTGTATAAGTCTTTTAAACCTTGTTCATACAAAGCCACCCATAGAGCGGTAGCAAAACTACCGCTCATGCTAAAGGAATCACTTCCGCTACTAGGCAACATTTGCATACTCTAATGCTAAGTTTAATGCTTTAGACTTTCTATTAGCCCCCGCACCAAACCATGCACTATGTAAAGTATTACCTGCTTCATGCTCATACTTCATGTGGTCTTCCACAAAAGTTACAGCATTTAAAGCTCCCCACCAAGTTCCTGCAGCAGACTTCATGTTTGCTCCGGGCTGTGTATCGACAGCTTCTATAACAGAAGTCGCTGTTTTATTTAGCTGTTCAATAATTAAAGGTTCTTCACCTACAGCTTTACCTGCAGCTTTGGCAGTTCTAAAGGCTAGTAATTCATCATATACAGTTGGTTGATACACTCTGGTAACAAACTCTTGTAATAATGATTTATTAGCTTTTTTCTTAGCCAAGAACTCAGCTTGTTCTTTAAAACCTTTTAAAGTAGCAACAGTTAAACCTAATGCTTCTTCAGCTTCTTGCATAACATCAAGATTAAAGTCTCTAACGTGTGGCATTCTAAAAGCATTACCACCTCCTTGTAAGGCAAGAGTTAAAGTATTATTACAAACCACTCTGATAGGTGTGCATCGTATTGATAACGACTTACCCACTTTATGAGGTTGGTTAATTAATAAATAACCTTTTATCTCATCCCCTCCGGGAAGTTCAAAATCATATTTGACTTTTGCTAAGCCCCATATTTCTGAACCATTTTTTAAAGAACCTGCGGTTTCCATTGTCATATTACCTGCTTTAGTAAACCTTTCGAAAAACTCGAAGATTTTTTCATTCTGCACTGGTATATAACTAGTTCCACAGTGTGATAATATTTCATTATCAGTATCTCTGACAACGAAATAAGTGCTAGGGGTTTGGATAACTTCAACATCATCTGACCAGTCAGGTTCTGATAAAGTATATCCCGGACGTTTTGAGACCGTCCAGTCTAATCCTGCAGCCTTCATCATTTCATAAGGCGACAAGTTTGCATCGACAGCTACTCCGAGTCCATGCCAAGGCACTTCTCCGGCATAAGCCATCGTTTCTACTTCATGTGACATAATATTCTCCTTTCTTTATGTCGTTTACGTCAGTTAAGCCCTTAACTAACTACGGATACTTTAAAAAACAATTATATGACAGTAAAGCGATTTACGATTTAAATTTTAACTTTTTTATGGTTAATTTCAAAAGACACTTTTGGCTGTATTGAAGGTCTAGTTTGTGTATGCAATCTCCAATAAGCAATAGCTTTTGCCTCTGCAATATTTTTTGCCTCTATATTGTAATTAGCAGACTTTATTTCTTTGATGTTGATTTGATATTTTTTCATCTTAAATTTAAGAGTGTCGGTGGTAGATTAGCCCCATCATAATACATTAATAATGTCCTATGTTTCATTCATATGAAAAAACAATTACAAAGACAGGAAAATTAAACTAATAAAACCTCTCTTAAACCACTAAAGCGTCACACACATCTACCTCGATTACGCCATCCGACACAAACACAGCTTTGGAGTAGTGGGCTAAGTATATTAAAAATAATTTTTTTATCAAAGTAAAGCGATTTACGATTTAAGTTAATATATTTTTTAATAATAAATTCCAATCTTCTTCTTTATATGTAGGTTCTATTTCTAATATACATTGGATTGATGATAGCCCTTGTTCTTGTAAACCTTTAAATTGCAAACCATGATATAAACGTATCCATTTATTTTTATTATGTTGGATTAATGCAAAAACTTTACCTCCTGCTGTAATACGTTTTTGAGCCCAATTACATTGGAAGTTAGAAAATTTTATTTTATTGCCTCTAGCTATTTTTAATTCTAACCAAAATTCTTTTGCTTGGATACAACCATTAACATCTGGTGTTCCTTGTGTCATTGGAGACTCTATCCTTTGCCAATGCACTTGTGAAATGTTCTTCCTAAGTGATTGATATAAGGTTGTTTCTTTAGGCATAAGTAGAAAACTTTTTATTATTGGCTGATACTTTTACTTTCTTTTCTGCAATCAGCCAAGTTTTAAAATCTTCATAACTTAATGTTTGTTTTTTAAGTCTTGCTTCTTTTCTACCTTTATAATAATCACCGTCACCAATTTGCATATATCTTAATATTTGGTAAACTCTCTGTTTACTTAAATCAAACTCATAAGCTATATCTTCATAAGTTTTACCCATAGCTCTCATATTCCATATAATTGGATATTGTTCTCTTTCTAGGTCATCTTTTATATCTTGGTTAATCCCTTGCATTTTTTCTCCTTTGGTAAATATACTATTGTTAGTGATTGACATTTTGGACAACTTAAATTAGTTTCCATCATGTATTCTGTGTCTTCTTCCTCTATGTCATGGTCTCCACCCCATATTAATTGTGTATCACAATGCCAACAATTCATTTTATTTCACCCCAACTTTTACCAACTTCCATATCTATATCCATTGGAACTTCTAAATTAACACAATTAATCATAGCTTTTTTAACTATTTCTTTTTCTTCTTGGGTAGCTAAAGAAAAGTCTAATTCATCATGAACTTGCAATAAAGGCACGATACCTTCTTTTCTAACTTCTAACATTGCTAACTTAGTCATGTCTGCTGCAGAACCTTGGATTAATCTATTTAATGCTTTATAAGTAAATGCTCTTTTTAAATCAAATCCATATTCTTCTATAGCTTTTTGTTCTGGCAGAGGTGTTACTTCGTTATAACTACCACTTGGCTCCCATCTATCGAACCTTGCTTTTCTACCACCTAATGTTTTTACATACCCTCTATCAGAAGCTAACTTAGTGCAATAATCCATTAGCCCTTTAATAAAAGGAACTTTAGTATGGTATTGGGCTAAAAGCTCGTTACCTTCCTCCTCAGAGACCCCTAGCTCGTTTATAAGCTTCCTTACACCCATCCCATAGGTAAGCCCTAAGTTTATATCTTTAGCTTGTTTACGAGGTATGTTTGCCATATCTGCTACTATTTGGTGAAAATCAGCATTACCTTCTTTATAACTTTTAACTGCTTGTTCAGCACCAACCATTTTTAATTTATGTGCAAAATGAACTGTTATTCTTGGTTCTTGTTGGCTGTAATCAAAACAACACCATTCTTGTCCGTCCTCAGGAATAAATATAGATCTTATCATTGGACCTATTTCTGGATCTCTTGCGGGAACTTGTTGTAAGTTTGGATTAGAATAACTAAACCTACCTGTTACCGTTCCACCAAGCTCTGATCTTGAACTATGTGCTTCAGCATGTATTCTTCCATTTACTTCATGATCAAATATCATTTTCTTAATAAAAGTCCCACCTGCTTTATTATATTTTCTTGCACGTGCAATAGCTTTTGGTAAAGGATGTTCATGGTTTTCTAACCAATTAGCTTGGAAACTTGGTGAGCCTTTTTCTGTATAAGGGTAATGTAAACTATTTTTATCAAAGGCTTTTTGTATAGAGGCATTAGCCCATATATCAACCTCTACTCCATATTGTCTTTTTATATCTAATAAAATCGCTTGTTCTTTTATAGATAAGTCATGCATAATTTTTTCTGCTTTTTCTAAGTCTACCCTTACCCCCATCATTCTCATTTCAATAACAAGCTGAACTATATCCATTTCTGTTTTAAATACTTTAGATAAATTTTCTTCAGCTATTTGTTGTTTTAAAACTTTCCATAGATCGTAAGTAAGCCTAGCGTCTCTTTCTGCATATGAACCTACATACTTAGATGGTAATTTCCACATATCACCTTTATTATTTAAACCATAAGATAATAAAGCCTCATCTAATAAACTCTCATCTTTCTTCTGACCACAATACTTTTCGCCTAAATTATCTAAAGAATATGAAAATGCGTTTTCATCTAATAAAGGTGCGGCAACTAAAGTATCAACTATATTACCTTCTATATTAAAACCCTCAGCTTTTAACCAACCTAAATCATAAACAGCGTTATGAAAAACTTTAGTAGCCTTAGAATTTAATTGCTTTTTTAACCATCTATAAACTATTTCTTTATCTAAATTACCACCGCCTAAATGAGAGAACGGTAAATAAATTTCACCGCTCTCCCACCCTACAGCAACACCTATAATCTCTCCTTCTTTTCTAGCCCAACCTGAACCTTTAGTCCTTAATGAAGGATCTCTAGTTTCTAAATCGACACTAAACTCTTTACAGTTTGTTAAGTTTGGTAAAGTGTCCGGTATAGACCAGTCTGTATCTGGATTAAACAGTGTTCTTTGTAGACTCATTAGATATTTTTTCTTTAGCCATTTGGTCAAATATATGCGACTCAACTAATAATAAGTATCTTCTTAAATCCCCTATATCGTCTAAAATACCCTCAGCCCTAGAATCTTCTAACGCAGTTTGGAAAACATCCCAACCATGTTTTTTAACTTGGTTTTCTAATCTATCCCACTTACGAGCTAACATCATAAAAGCTCCTACCCCACCACGTTGTTTCCAACTAGTGCCATAAGACTTCTCTGCCTCTTTAAGTATTTCGACATCGCCCCAAGCTAAGTCTTCTATTAATTTATAATTATTACCCGTCATTTAAGTTCTCCTTTTTATATAACTACTACAGGCTAATCTCCAATCCTCTTGAAGAATAGTTTCAGCCATTTCTACTGATTCTCTAAATTTATGTTCTTTAAATAAATTCCAACTTTTAATAGCAGGTATAGCAACACGCTCTAAAAATACATTATTTAATTTAACGTCCTGCCTATAATCACCGTCTAAAACAAACTTAAGTTCTTTATCAAAAGTTTTAGTGTCTTTAACTAAAGGTATAGTTTTTTCATGTAAAGCTTCAGCATACTTTTTATCGTTATAATTATGTAAACCTACTCCTACACTTATCTTAGAAACTTTATCTTTCCATATAGGAAAATCTATATATAAATGTAAGTTATCTGTAAAATGGTAATAAGTTCCTAATTTAACTCCGATCATTGCTGCCATGTATTCATGTAATACACTAAAGTGAACCATGTTGGCTCCAAAACAACCCCATATTAAATCGTTA